ACGACTCAGGCCGGTTATGGTGTTCCGGGCAGTTACAAGCAGAATGAAATTGATGGTGTTCTGGTGCAGCAAGGTGATGTAAAGCTGTTGTTATCGACAAAGCAGAGTGACGGCACAGCGATAACAAAGCCTCAAGTTAATGATGAGGTGACTTTATCAGGCCGGACTTTCACGATTCAATCTGTCAGCGAAGTCTGGCCGGGTGGTGATGCAATACTTTATACGTGCCAATTAAGATGAGCTTTTCGCTTGACATTACAAACTGGGTAAAAAAAGCCAAAGGTAACGCGGACAAGGTTGTCAAGAAGGTGGTTATTGATCTTGGCACTAGCGTGATTATGAAAAATCCAGTTGGTGATCCTGATTTGTGGGCATCACCAGCGCCAGCCGGTTATGTTGGTGGACGTTCAAGAGCTGGATGGCAGTACGGAAACGGCGTTATGCCCAGCGGAACAATTGACGCAGAAGACCCAACAGGACAGAAAACGATTGCGGCATTAACCGGCAAGGTGATGTTGTCTGACAGCGCAGCGGTGCATTGGATAGCGAATTCATTGCCGTATATTGTGCCGCTGGAACACGGCTGGTCTAAACAAGCTCCAGCGGGAATGGTTGGATTGACGGTCACAGAGTTTCAGCAGATCGTAAAACGCGCAGCGAATGAGCGTACTTAAGATAAGACGTGCGCTGGAAAGTGGTTTAAACGCAATCACGCCAGCACTTTCAACGGCTTGGCAGAATGATTCGTTTGTGCCTGTGACGGGCACGCCGTGGCAACGTGTGGACATACTGTATACGCAACCGGATAACGTTGAGTTTGGTAGCGTATTCAGGCAAGACGGATTTATGCAAGTGTCGCTATTTTATCCGCTTAAAGTTGGCACTGCGACGGCTGAGACAAGAGCTGAATTGATTAGGTCTACATTTAAACGCGGCAATACTTACACAAACAGCGGTGTCGACGTGATCATAAGCAACACGCCAGAGATAACGCAAGGTCGCCGAGATGATGACTGGTGGAATGTAAACGTAAGAATACGATTTTTCGCACACATAACAGCATGAGCGAATCAACTAAGAAACTACATTTAACATTAATCAGGCTGTCAAAAGGTATTATAACAGCCTGGGAGACATGGCTTAAGGAGCAGTGACCTTATATATGCTTCCAATATTTTCGGTTAACTATACGACTAATGTTATCTTGCCCGACAGAGAAAGAGCTGGCGATAGAGTATTGAGATTCTCCATTTTTGTACCTTTCTCTTATCTCAAGGACATCCCTTTCTTTAAGTTTAGACATTTTTGTTTTTTGTTCTCCCTTGGCCGCAGTAAACAAACCATTTTGAATGGCGTGATGGCAGTTATAAGAATGAGTGCACCATTCAAGATTTGTCACGCAGTTATTAAATTTATTTCCATCGATATGATTTACAACATCCATATATTCGATGTTTTCTATAAATGTTTCAGCGACAAGTCTATGAATAGGTCTTTTGCATCTGCCTTTATTGCCATCGTAAAGCTCAACATAGAGATAGTCTTTTCTATGATCAAGGCATTTAAGTATTTTGCCTGGTCTAAATGTTTTTGTATTGGATTTGGAATTTACAAATCTATCAAAAGACTTTACTCGACCAAGATTAGATACTTCGTAAAGAATTTCGTAGTTCTTGATTGGTTTCCAGATTTCTTGCATAAATTCTCCGTTAAAGAATTGACGTTAGATAGGGATGTGCGCCAGGCGGTTAACGAATCCGCTTTTCGACCGCTAAGTCTAGGCGCGATATAGATTATATCATGTTGCATTTGTTTGTTGGTTTCATATATTATTGAAATCATAAAGTTAGTGTAAAGTAACCACAATTTAGCAGAGTACAAGACAAGCCGCACTAGTTAACGCTTAGTCACTTTTCACCTCTGATGTTAAAGGAGTAATAAAGTGAGTATCGCTACTGGTGTAGGTAAGCAGGTAATTTATAAAGTCCAATCGGCTCTAGGCACTAAAGCCACTGCTGGGTCGGCACAGATACTGCGCCGCGTAACGTCTAATCTTGAGCTGCGCAAAAACACTTTTCAATCCAACGAAATTCGGACTGATTATCAGATTTCAGATTTTCGACACGGAACGAAGTATATCGAAGGCAACATTAGCGGTGAAATATCACCAGGAACATACAAGGATTTTTTTGCTGCTGCGTTGAGGCGTGATTTCGCAACAGTTTCAGCGATAGCCAGCTTATCAATCACCATTACAGGAACTTCAGCACCTTACACAGTGGCACGTGGTTCAGGCTCATTTCTGACCGATGGGATTAAGGTTGGCGATGTAGTTAAGTTCACAGCAGGAACATTCAACGTAGCAAATACAGGCAAAAATCTGCTTGTTGCTAGTGTGTCTGCGAGCAATATCACAGTGTATCCGCTGAACAGTTCTTCTATGGTTGCAGAGGGGCCAATTGCATCTTCGACATTAACGATTGTCGGAAAAAAAACATATGTACCAACGACCAGCCATACAAACAAGTATTTCACTGTCGAGCATTGGTTCAGCGATATATCAGAGTCAGAGTCATTCGTAGACTGCAAAGTCAATACCGTTGCTGTCGCAATCACACCTACAGGCATGGCCACAGTTGATTTCGGCTTTCTTGGTCGCAGTCAGGATTTAGCCGCATCACAATACTTTACAGCTCCTACGGCAGCCACCACCACCGGCGTTACAGCAGGCGCGAACGGCCTGTTGATGGTCAGTGGCGCAACAGTTGGCAATGTGACCGGTATCAGTTTTGACATCAACGGGAACATGACAAGAGAGGATGTGATTGGATCATCTTCAAGTCCTGATATTTTCGCTGGAAGCGTTCTTGTATCAGGGCAAATAACAATTCTGTTCGAAGATGATAGATATTCACAGATGTTCGAAGACGAAACAGAAGCGAGCATTGCGGTTGCATTGACTACCAGCAACGACGCGGCTGCTGACTTTGTTTCATTCGTTATGCCGCGCATCAAGGTCGGTGGCAACAGCAAAGATGATGGACAGAAAGGCATCGTCCAGACATTGCCATTTACCGCGCTGCTTGACGGCACTGGCGGTGCTGGTGCGGATACAGAGAAATCCACAATCGTAATACAAGATTCACAAGCTTAATTTTCACCACAACTAAGACTCACAGGAAAACATGACCAAGTCAAAAACTGTCTCTCTTGAAGATTTAAACCTTAGCAAACAGTGCGAAGACGCTTTCGAATTTGAGTATATCAATCCAGCTGGAAACAAGACCGGCATTTACATATCCGTCATCGGATCGAACGCTGAAAAGGTGCGCAAATTCTCCATAGCCGAAGCGAACAAAGTACGCAGGGAAGCAGCATTAAAGAATGGCAAAAACAAGCATAAAGATTCCAGGTGGAATGGTGATGATGATATTGAATTCACGCCAATTGAAGATGATATTGAATATTTCATCCGTGACGCAGCTAATCGTATCGTTGCGTGGCGCGGAATTGATCAGGAATGCACATCTGAAGCAGCTGAATATCTTTGTCGCGTGAATTCTGAAATTCGCAGACGGGTTGTTGAGGCGTCTAACGAACTTTCAAATTTTACACGGAGCAAGTAAATCAATTACTTGCATTCGCTAAAAATGAGTTCGAGTTAGATAAGCGACAAAAAGACGGGCACACATTAAGGCAGCATCTTGAGGCGGCTTATAAATCAACCGGAAGAAGGCCTAAACAGCTTGACTCAGTGGAGTTTCCTGAATTTGTAGGGCACTTGTGGGAATGGTTCGCAGAGTTACATAGCGGCAGGCAGTACACAAGCGAAGGATCAGCGCTGCCATTTAGTTTTGAGAGTATCAAGGCATGGGCTGAATTGATGCACACAAGTCCAACTGCTTACGAAATTCGGATTTTGAAGCAACTGGACAACATTTTTATATCTACTAAATGACCGATATAGCCGAATTAGCACTACGAGTTGATGCGCTGGAGGTGAAAACCGCCAATGCCGAACTCGATCGCTTGTCCGGCACATCGAAGCGGGTAGATAGGGATGTTGCAATATTCTCAGCTAATTCCAGCAGATCATTAGAATTCGTCAAAACTGGCGTGGCCGCGCTTGTCGCCGGGTTCGCCGGGCTGTCTTTGAGCCGATCAATCAAAGAGTCTATCGAGCTAAACCAGCGTTATAAAGAGCTTGGCATCGCAATGGAAGTGGTTGGGCGCAATGTTGGCGTAAACAGTCAACAACTGAACACTACCACAGCCGCACTCGAAAAGATGGGTATTTCGATGATTGAGGCGCGGCAAACCGTAACACGTCTTGCTGCATCGCATATCGATTTGGCTAACGCTGAAAAACTTGCTGACCTTGCGCGAAATGCGGCGATTGTTGGGCAGATCAACACTTCTGAAGCTTTGGACAGGATTGTCCACGGCATTCGTTCTGCTGAAGTCGAGGTGCTAAAAACAATCGGCATTACGGTTCAGTTTGATCAGGCATATAAACAGCTTGCCGCTCAACTTGGGAAAACCACACAGGAACTAACGCAGCAAGAGAAGCAACAGGCGCGTGTTAATGTGGTGCTTGGAGAGGCTCCGGCATTGGTTGGTTTATACGAGGCCGCGATGAATAATGCAGGAAAACAGTTCCGGTCAACAGAACGTCTTGCTGAGAATCTGAAAATCAAGATTGGTGAACTGTTCGACGAGACCACCAAACTTGCAGTCAGAAGCTATACGAATCTGCTGAAAGAGCTTGATAACACATTCACTGATTTGACGGATAGTGGCGAGTTGCAGAGCTGGGGCGACCAATTAGCCTACACGTTCGCTTTTCTTGGTGATGCGGCCAGGGTTGCTGTGTCTCCGGTCATCATCCTATTACGCACTGTTGATGCCGCGATTGAGCGGGCGAAAGCGCTTGCATCTGGCGACTTTACCAAGTCAAGACAGATTGGCGCTGATTTCGATGAATTTCTGAAGGGCGAACTGAAAGTTATTACCGGTTCGACTGCATTACGTGACGAACTGAGAAAACAGCGTGTTGAGCGTGATTTACTGACCAGCGCGGTAGGGCGCGGAGCAACTGCTGTACAGAAAGAAACTGAAGAGATTATTGAAAGCGTCAAGGTTGGAAAGCAAGCACGTGATGAGCGCAAAGAGTTTGTTAGTGCACTAGCAAAACAAGCCGCAGAAGCAGGCAAATCAAGAATCGAAATACAGCGTATGGAAGCCGCTTTGCTTGGCGTATCTGACGCAGCGGAACCTTATCTACGCATCATCGAGAATCAAGCTAGAGCAGAAGAAGACTTGCGCGTATCGCGGCAACGGCAGGCCGATGATCTGCGAAAAATAGAATCCATCACGCAATCAGTCAGGACAAAACAAGAGATTTATAACGACACAGTCAAAGAACTGGACGATCTGCTGACCAAAGGGCTTGGTATCAATGCGTACAACAGAGCACTAGAAAAAGCGCGTGATGAATTAACCAAAACAGAAACGAAAACGCGCGAATTCTGGGACACAAACGAACAAATCTGGATTCAGGGCGTTCGTAATGTTCAGACATCACTAGCTAACGGACTGTTCAACGTATTCGATGACGGCTTAAAAGGCATGGTCAACGGCGTAAAACGCGCGGTTGGTCAGATGCTTGCTGAATTCGCATCAATCAAGATTTTGCAGAGCACCGGCATTGCTGGATTACTCGGACTAGGTAGCACTGCGGCTGTTGCGTCTGGTGGTGCGGCTTCTGGTGGTGGTTTGAGTGCGCTGAATTTGGCAAGTCTTGGCAGCGGGGCGTTAAATCTGGTGCAGGGTGGCTTTGGTTTGACTGGCGCAATCGGAGGCGGTTTGCAATCACTTGGAGGCGCGATTGGATCGAATAGTTTGTTCCAGTTTGGCGCTGGCGTTGGCGGTGATTTGCTGGGCGCTGGCATCGGTACAGCCGGGAGTCTTGGAGCTGGACTTGGTGCACTGGCTGGGCCTGCTGCCATTGCTGGTATAGCAGACATAGGATTACGCCAATTGTTCGGCGATAAAAAATTAGGCGGTACGGCAGGCGACATTCTGAGTTATGTGCCTGTGGTTGGCACATTAATTAATGGGCTATTTGGTCGTGGTGCGCCGAAATTCCAAAACGAGGCTTTGGTCGGCAATGTCAGCGCTGGCGGTTTTGAAGGTGTTCTCAATCAAGCATTCCGCGAATCTGGCAGTGTGTTCAGAGGATCACGCACCAGCAACTTTATCGCCGACACCGATACCGGCAACCTGCTCAACCAGTTCGGCAGGCTGTCAGAAAGCGGCAACATTCCAGGTGCATTGCGTGACTCTGCTACCGATCCAGCGGTAAAGCGTGCGCTGGAAGTTGGCAAGTTTCTTGATGAAGCATTCGGCAGCATTGGCGATACACTCAAACAAACCGCAGACAAGCTTGGATTAAGTGCTGACGCGCTGAACAACTTCAACATTGAACTTGATCTGGTCAGCGAAAAAGGCGAAACGTTGTCAAAGGCGCAGATCAGCGCAGAAATAACGCGAATCAGCGATGCAATGATAGATACGCTGATTCCGAATCTGGATGAGCTGGCGAAGAAAGGCGAAACGTCAGCTGACACATTGAACCGGTTGAATGCTCAGTTTTCCGTGCTTGAATCAGCGGCAATGCTGTTCGGTAATACCGCAGAACAAGCTGCTGAAAAAGTGCGTGCGCTTGGTATCGACGGACAAACGGCGTTTATTGAAAGTCTTGGCGGCGTTCAAGTCGCTGCTGTTGAAATACAGGAATTCTACGATACAGTTTTCACTGACTCGCAAAAACTGGAAGTCACTAAAAACCGTATTCTTGATGTTTTAAAACCGCTCGGTGTTGATTTTGTGCCTACGCTTGATCAGCTTTACGAGGCTGTCAAAAGCGGAAATCCTGAACTTATAAGATACGCATTTCTGATAGACGGATTGGTTGTGGACTACAACCGATTATCAGACGCAATTGGCTTATCATCAACACAGATCGATGATTCTGGCAAAACCACTGAAGATGCTGCAAAAAAAGAGTCTGAACTTGCGAAAGCGCGCGAGGCAGCTATTCGTGTATCAGAAAAAGCATCACGCGCAGAAATACAAAGAGTCGAAGCAGAAAAATTCGCGGCAGAGCTTGATGCGATTAACGCATTGAAAAAAGAGGCTGAATCACTTAGAGATACTTTCTTGCGCTCTGGTGATGCTGCTGGCGCAATTATGAACGAACTCGCAATTATCAGCGAGAACATACAGTTTACATCCGCCGGGGCTTTTAACGCTGCACTTGCAAAACAGATCGCAGACGCATCGCAAGCTGTAGCGAATCGCGCAAGTGAAAACGCTTTGCGTGTGCCGGATGTTGCGGGGTTTATTAATTCCGCGCTTGGCAATATCGTATCTGACTCGATTGTTACGCCGATTTATATCGGCATCCGTGATGCGATTGTTGATGGCAGCGGAGACATGAGCAATGCTGTGCGTGATTCGGTTGACGGATTTGCGAAAGTAATCGCTCGAGAGCAAGCAAGAATAAGCCGCGCACCACGCGGCCAGGGCATTGCAGGCGTATTATCAGCACAATCTGATTTGAGTTTTTTTTCTGCGGCAGGATTTGCAGGCGGAAAAAAACAATTTGGCCGGGACGTGCTGGCGTATGGTGAGGCAATGCGGCGGCTTGATGACCGTTTAAGTGATGGCCAGATTACGCTAACAGAATATGACGGCGCTGTAGCAGGGCTTAATGATGTAATGGGTGGCGCAGCGAAGCTATTTGGCGACGTTGAATCACAGTTCGAACGAATAAAAAACAGTGGATTAGCGCTTGCAAGCTCAGGCATTAATGCAATTGGATTTTATTTTAACGATATTACAAAGCAGGTTGCAGAACTAAACAAACAAGCTGCTGAATCTGGATCAGCAATAGCACAAACAACTGATGCGATAGGGCGTCTCAAAAGTGCAAGTTTTGTTTTTGGTCAAAGCGTCGGGGCAGTGTTTAGTGGTAACGCAGCGGCGGGTATAGATTTTGATGGATCGCCGGAAACTGACAAAGCGGCGCTAATCGGTCAAGCTGCTGGCATTGCTGCTCAGGTGCTGACAACGGCGGATGCCGCCAGGTTTGCGCAACAATTAGCCGGTGAGGAAGCTTTTAACGGGATAGGGTCTACTGGTTTAAGAGATATATCCCTATTGATTGACGGCCTGAAAGCGTTTGACCCGGCATCATTCGAAAATGCTTTTTTGCGGATCAATGATGCGCTGATAACTGGTGCAGTAACTCAAGAGCAATACAACGTATTGTTTAATACAGCTCTTGACGAATTTGAAGGCTTGGGGACATCCGCAGGCGGTGCGAAAAGTGCGCTCGGGCAGTTGCGCGAAGCAGCGCGTAATCTGGCTGATGAGTTGCTGCTTGGTGACAAATCAATCCTAAGCGTGTTTCAAAAAACATCCGAAGCGCAGCGGCAGTATAACGAAGTGATTGAGCGCGCCAGATCAGGCAATGCAACATCCGGTGAATTATCGGGCGGCGTGAATAACCTGCTTGATGCTCAGTTAAATTCAGCATCGACAAAATTCGAGTTTGATAAGCAATTTGCTACTGTTATCAATGATTTGCAAAGTATCGGGCAGACTACGGAAGACAGAAGACTTGCAGAGCAAAAGAAAAGCACGGAAGAGCTAAAAGCCGAAGTTAAAAAACTCAGGGAAGATTTGAATGCGGCAAATGTTGCGATAGCGAAAAGCACTGCAAAAACTGCTGACGTGCTTGACCGCTGGTCTATTGTCGGCTTACCGGCGACTGAGGCTTAATCATGGAAATGATCCGGCCAGTAACTATCGACGACACAGTGCTGATATCCAGCACAGCCACGGAAAATGACTACACCGCATGGAATGCAGCCACCAATTATTCAGTAGGTGATCGCGTAATCCGCACGACAACGCACGCAGTCTATGAGAACCTGATTGCCGGTGTTGATGCTACAGCGCCAGAAAATGCGCCTATTCGCTGGGTTTATGTGCGCCCAACGAACAAATACGCCGTGTTCGATTCGGTGATTGGCACATCGACATCATTAGCATCACCACTGACTGTTGTACTCGAACCGGGTCAGATTGGTGGCTTGGCAATGTTTGAGCTGGTCGGGCAAGAATTACAGATAGACATGCTAAATGCTTCCGGCGGTTCGTCTGTTTACTCTGCAACAGTTGATCTTGATCAGACTGAAATATTCAGCTTCTACGACTTTTTCTTTGCTGAGTATGTGCAGCGTGAAAGCGTTGCGCTGACTGATCTTCCGACTGAGTATGCCGATCCTGAAATAACTGTGACGCTAACCGGAACAGGTACGGTTTCTGCCGGTGTTCTGGTGGTTGGCTGCGTATTCGATCTTGGCCGCACATTGTACGGCGCGACACTGCGCAGGCAGGATTTTAGCAAGAAAACCACAGACGACTTCGGATATATCAGTGTTGTGCAGCGTGCGACAAGAAAATTAATGTCATCCGATTTGATCATTGAATACGAATACTTTGCAATGCTTGATCGTTTAATGCGCGAAATGCAGTCTATTCCGGCTGTTTATGTCGCGACAACGGAAGATGAATTTTATGACCCGTTGAATGTGTACGGATTTGTGACTGATTTTCGCATCGTTGTGCAGTTTCCTAAATTTTTATCTTGCAACATTGAAGTGGAAGGGCTTGTTTAATGGCTATAACTCCGATAGATGCATTTCCAGCGCGTAATTCGGCAAGTTTCAAAACGCGTGTTGAAACGTTTTTTGAAACCGAATTCCCGGCAGCGATAACGGAAATGAATACCGCGATTGAAGCGTTTAACACAAACGATCTACGCGGCACATCGACCACGGCATATACGCCTAACGTAACCGGGAATAAAGCATTTACTACGCAATCCGGCAAAAGCTGGGTTCCTGGAATGTGGGTAACTGGGGGTTATACGTCAGGTGGTAATGAATACTGGGCTGGCGTGGTTGTATCCTACTCAGGCACAACGCTGACAGTAAATGTTCGAGTCAACGGGGGAACAGCAACGCCAAGATCGACCTGGTCAATCTCTTTTTCTCCACCGGTTAGTGATCTTGTTGGCGATCACGAAGTGATTGCGCATAGCCCTTCAGGCTACGGGTCGACAAATACAAAGCGGCGCAAATATAGTACCGTGCATCGCAATGTCGGCACTGCTATTACTTACGTGAGTGATGCCGCGCTCGGCGACACTTGGACGATCAATGAGGCCGGGGCATATTTTATCCAGAGGCAGGAACAGCCTGGATCAGCGAGTTATGGGGGCGTAGTGTTAAACCCGAGCAGCGGCACAGCAAATTATTCAGGTCTGGGCTTTGCTGAAAAGCTTGGCGCCATTGGTGCCGGGGCAGCGGCGAATCAATATGGTTCGATCACAACAATTAGGAACTTAATTGCCGGTGATGTTATAGCCATGCATGATGACCCATCGCTTTTTGGCGGCACAAGTAATAGTAATTTTGTAATTGTACGTAAACTGCGATGATTAAATTACTCGTAAACTCACCGAGCGGCAAGCAAGAACTGCTGCAAGTAGATGATTCCGGTGCTTATATGGATCAATCGAGTATTATTTGGGACGAGCGCACAGACGGTGCATTGCCGGAAATCACAATCGGGAAAATGCAGCGCAATGGCAGTCAGCTTGTGACGCTTGAAGAGTATTTGCCGGAACATGCAGAGGCGGTCTATCAGGAATCAGTGCCGCGGGAAATAACGATGCGTCAGGCGGTTTTAGCATTGTACGAAGCTGGCATGCTATCGACTGTTAAATCGTGGGTTGCGAGCGTTGGCGGCGAGCTGGAAATTTATTGGGATACATCGCCGGTTTTTCGTCGGAATCACGCATTTGTCGAAGCTGCGCGCGTCGAACTTGGATTAACTCATCTGCAAATGGACGGATTATTTATTTTAGCAGCAACGAAGGAGCCTTAAATGCTTGAAAACTTGACAATATTTGACAAGAAAAAGCTTTTGATGGAGGCGGAAATCGGCATCGTCAATCTGCGCGATGCCGCCAGCCGTGAGCCGCAATTGTTTATTCGCATGGCGAATGGTGAAGTGCCGAACGCAGCAACCGGGCAGGCATACACCGAGGCCGAATTAAACGCGCAAATT